GATTAAACTCTACATCGTCCATATGAAGGATACCCCTATTTTTGACGTTATAAATACTGATTATCTTGTAATACAGTATATATATGCAATATATAGATTAGTGAGTTAATAGTCTATAGAGCGCGATTGAGTCGATTGTTGAGAGCAGCATGTAATTAGCAAGCATACCGAATGATTTGCGTGTATAAGCAGCCCAAGTGTAGATAAGACAGCCGCTGATCCAGAATGGATATATCTTCGCAAGCGGCACTTCTGGCGCAGTAATAGCCATAGCTAGACTGCAAGCAATAGATATGAACCAAGCGAGACATTCAAGCGCAAAACGTAGCTTATACGCTCTCCAGTCCGATTTGATCCATTGTAAATTATCAGTTATAAAATTCATTTGTTGTACAATTACCTTTCACGTACAGTTAGACTGTACAAAACTATATGTTGTACTACCTAAAGTGCTGTTTGCTACACTTCATTATACATGATTATTGATGCTCTGTCAACTACTTCGGCGCAAACTTCTCTGCACCTGTCATACCGAGACCTGTGATGATTACGTACATTACAGCATGTACAATCTCTGGATCAGCCTTTGTATTCATAACAATAGACGCAATTAAAGCACCCAGCAGAGCTAATGAGAATAGAGCAGTGATCCATCGTTTTGATGATGCTGATCCGCTGCTGTCTTGCATGATCTGTTTTAAATAGTCCATAGTGCGACTCCTCTTTGTGCTACCTAGCTCTATTTATAAATAGTGTGATATGTTTCACAATTGGAATAATAATGGACAGTACTGCAATCTTTAAACTGATAGGCGAGGTGGGCTTCCCTATTGTTGCAGCAATGGTTGCAATGACCTTTGTGTATTTCGTAGTTAACTACATTCTAGAAAGCGTAGTCAAAGCTATCAAAGGTATGCAAGGCATCATCATGGGTCTTGAGAACAGAATTAAGACTATGAACCATGATATCATTAGACTAGACGCTGTTGTCGGCTCTGCACTGGGCTTGCGACCTGATTTAGAGAGAATCGCTCGCGCAGACGGCAAAAACGATGCCCGTAAGGACTAGAAATGAGTGCTATTGATCCAGAGCTAATCACTAATGCAATCAAACAGTACGGCTTTCCGATTGTATGTTCTGTGGGCATGGGCTACTTTGTCTTTTTCATCTACAAATTTGTTACTACGAGACTGATGCCACTGATTGGCGAAACAAACGGTATTCTAGTACAGTTAATTGACCGTATTCGCATGTTAGACAATGACATGATCAGACTACAACAGAAAGTTAGCGTAGTACTGCAAATGAAAGAGGAGAAAGCTCAAAATGCACATAAAGATAAAGCTTGAGATACTTAAAGTACTCTCTTTCGACTTCGAATGGACTTCTGGCGCAAAGAAAAAAGAACTACCTGTAATTGAGAACAAAGAAACTATTGATACCAAGGAAACAAAATGAAAAAGACAATGTTGATTTTGAGTTTACTAGCACTTAGCGTCTCTACAACACACGGTGCATCAGTAACAGTGCAGCCGTTAACTGTGATTGATAGCAAGTGTCCACAGTTTGTAGCTTTCGGTGCTCCTGTTGAACACGTTGCCGCTGGTCAGTACATCTGCAAGAAGAATTATGCTATTCATTATCGTTATGATACAAAAACAGCAGAGTATGTTGTAGAGCATCCCACTAAGGCTGCTATCACTGGCACGTCAAAGCGTAAGGATGACTTCCGTCCTGATCCAGATATCGCAAAACAATATCAGTCACAGTTAGCTGACTATGCTACTGCGGGCAACATCTATGATCGTGGGCATTTAGTACCTGCTGGCAATAACACTCAGTCAGATGCTATTATGTCTGAATCATTCTTTCTATCGAATATGATTCCACAGATTGCTAATAACAATCGTGGCATCTGGAAACAAGTAGAAACTCATGTTAGAACATTAGCAGTTGACAATGATTCTATCTACGTTATCTCAGGCACTATCTATGATGCTGGCTATACTACAATCGGCCCGAACAAAGTCGGTGTGCCAACAAGAGTGTTTAAGGTTATTATTGATAAGAAACACAATAAAGCAGTGGGCTTTATCTTTCCGAACAAAGCATTACCTGTTGCTGATCTACCCAAGTATAAAGTGCCTGTTGCTACAGTAGAAAAGGAGAGCGGCATTAACTTTATGCCAACTCTCCCCTCTAATCTATCAGGTATTAAAACTATAGAACCGACTCTTTGGGATATACGTTAATATCCTACTTGGATTGCGCCCTATAAACTCCATCCCAATCTTTACCGGGAGGATTCTTAATGAAATACTCGCACCGCTTTAGCATCATTGCATAATAGTCTGCCATGTTACCCGTGAAGGAAGAGCGCAAGGTTTCAATACTTCTTGCACAGCTATCAAATCTCTTAGCTCTATAATCAGATAAGAACTGAGCATGTTTTGCTTGAGACTTTTTGTATTCAGATAGTTTAGAATTATATCCAAGGCAGGTATAAATCCTAACACCTTCTTTCTTGCCCTTAACAGCAATGGTGTCAAGTTCTAGAATAAAAAACTCATCATCAATACCCTGTACGGTGTTGTGGCCAAGAACAATTCTTACACCATAGTCTTTAGATTGCCCTTCTAAACGAGAGGCAAGATTTACGGAGTCCCCCAAACATGTGTAATCAAAGCGTTGACTGCTGCCCATATTACCAACAACCACGTCCCCAGTATTGATACCAAGACCCATGCCGAAAGCAGGTACTCCCATAGCAGCGATATCGTAATTAAACTGATCCAAGTCACCAAGCATTTGAAGTGCTGTTTTAAGCGCATTTCGTCTATGTTCCTTATCATCTAATGGGGCATTCCAGAACGCCATTTGAGCATCACCGATATACTTGTCTAGTGTGCCAGCGTTCTTTAAAATCTTATCAGTCATCACAGTCATATACTTGTTCATAATCTGTGTAAGACCTTGAACGTTAGCACCGTAGTGTTCGCTGATAGCAGTAAAACCTCTAACGTCAGTGAACATGATTGATAACTCACGTGTCTCACCGCCAAGTGTGAGTAACTCTGGATTCTTTTGTAGTTTCTCAACAAGAGCAGGTGACAAATATGTGCCGAACTGCTTCTTAATTTGTAGCTTTTGCATTAGCTCAGAAATAAACTTAACAGTGTAGATGTGAATGTACAAAATTAATATTGCAAAGATGTTGAAACTAACATCAAATAAAATTTTATTATGCTCAAATAGATATTTTGGCAAATAAGTGTACGCTGCTACTAGTGCTGCAATATAAATAAACGAGAACCGCAATCTAGATAATAGAATTATACACAATGTTAGAAGAATTAGAGAAGCATAGTCAAGAACTGGCGTCCATAATGGAATCGCTACAGAATCCCCCTGTAGAAGCGTATGAAGAACATTGGCTTGGACATAATGTGGAAACTGTGATCCAACAGGAGTTGCAACGGGGTTCGTTACTCCAGCCGCTGTTACCCCTAGCAGCACTATCTTTCCTGTTAGGTCTTGGGGTATATCTGTTATGGAAAAATCAGAAAAGCGATAATTCCAGTTCACAAACACTCTCGAATATTCATCAGTCTTAATAACTGGGAACGTAGGAATACGTACTGCTTCTACACCAGTTTGATTGATCTTAGCTTGATAAGACTCTTGCCCTGCGGCTGCTCTTAGAATTTCTAATGAGAACGATGGATAGTATTCGCCCTGTGACATAGCTAACATGGGCACTCGACGTACAACACCGTCTGCTTCGGGCAGTGTTGATGTAATGCCTGTACCAATAGCCACAGATTGTAGATCAAATATGTTGTCTAGTACACACGGATACTCTGGCAAAAACTCAGTTGCTTCACCATCGCCGACAACAGCAACACCTGTACGCTTAGTGTCTTTGTTGTTGCGATCACAGTTGCCTACAGTTTGTGATAAAATTGTAGGATAGCCCAACATTGCATTAGCAAGAGCTTTATCACCACCAAATCTATCTGCTTCTAAGAATAAAACTGTGTTGCCTAGAACAGCAGCGTGTCTGTCTTTCAAGTCTTTGATTATATCAGCATATACACTGCGAGGGAATGGAAACTGTCCGTACTTCTGAATTGCTTTCTCATCAATGTTTGCAAGTACGATATCATTAGCAGCAATCGGCTTGCTAATCATTAGATAATCATAGAACTTTAAAGTGCCCATCTCAACGAGATAGGGATTTGAAATCTTAATGCATACAAGAAGAGCGAAAGTTACGAGTGCCAACCAAGGCGATAAGAATACTTTTTTAATTACCTTGCTTGACATTGATTACACTTCCTCCTTCGTTGACTTTGATGTTGTATTGTTTACCACCAACGTCCAGATTGATAATCTTTCCTTTGTCTTTCTCAACAGAGATCGAAACAAACGTTCCAACAGAACGAACAAACTGAATTTTGTCTTGAGCTAACAATGTATATATCTGTGTCTGTGGATCATATCCGAACGCTGTACCGTCAATAGTAACGCCATCTTTAGTAGATGAACCGCCCATTGATGTAGCAAGAAAGTCTTCTAGAAAGTTAGCGCTCAGAACATCAACACTCAATGCATCCATTTGCAGATTGTCTTTTTCTAAATCAGTGTTTTTAAGATAGTCAATATCAAGTTCTGACAAATCTAAGATGTTTGATTTTGAGTTTGTAGTTTCATCAAATTGTCTGGCTTCATCTGGCGGCGAAACAATCAACATGTTGTCAATTTGATTTAGAGTTAAATTCAAAATAACAGGCTTTGATGGCGCACCGTCATATGTGTTGACCATTGTTGCTTGAAATGCTTTAGTGAGTGTTACGCTACCGCCGGCGTTGCTGACTGTAATCTCACCTACTGTGCCATCTGCTTCTGGTAATAAAATAACAAGACTCTTGCCGAAGTCATCTACAGTAGTTGTGAAGTCTGTGCCACGTACAGCAATAGTAGCTGTAGGTGTATTAAGTGCAATGTTTTGTTTGTTGATCTTGCCTAGCTGACCTGTAGTGAATCGAACAGTGCCAGAAGCAAAGTTAAGAGCCATCTTAGAAGTGTTTGGATTGCCACTGTAAACAAAATCATCAATAACAAGCTTAGAGTGTTCAGTTACTTTTACATTTGAGTTATCGACAAATGTAATCTCTACTCTACCATTGCCTGTTTGGACGTTATCAAGTTGCTGAATAGGCAAGCGAGATTGCGTAGAAAGTTTTTGATCTTTCCTAACAATCTCGCTTGACCCAGTAAACGCCGATATAGAACCAATACTAGTGGGCGGCGCAGTTGCCGCTTGGACCGCACTGACTAATAATAACGTTTGTGCCATTAGCAACAGAAGTAACCGTAACGCTGTCCACATGTGTTGTACTCGTTTGATTGAGTGTTAAGTTATTCGTATTACCAGTCACAGATACGTTAGCGTTTTTGCCAGCATATCCATTTTGTGTCAGTGTGAGCGTATTGCTATCGCCACTTGCTGTTACAGTGTTTGTCACATCGTTAGCATTGATTGTTGATGTATATGTATTTAAGTCGCCTGTGATAGCAATAGCCTGAGTAGCTCCAGTTGATGCAGCGTTATTGCCCTGCGTCAAGCTAACAGTGTTTGTGCTACCAGTTATGTCTAATGTTGTAGCAGAACTCGCAACACTGGCGCTGCCGCCTATGTCGAGTGTTACTGCGTTGTTATCGCCCACGGTGTTAATAGTCAAGTCAACGTTATCTGCGTTGTTAACAAGACCGTCGATAGTGTTGCTCGCGCCATCTTGTCTAAAGGTAACGTTTTGATTGCTACCCTCTAAACTAAATGGTGTTGCTTCAGAGCCGATCTTATTTGATTGTCCCTGTTGCTGTAGTGTTACATTGCTGCCGTCGCCAACTTGATCAATATAGATAGTGTTGGTTGCCGACTGCGCTAAAACCAGTGATGGTGTCATCAAAGCCATAATCAAGAACGCTGTCTTGATTTTGTTTCTCATTTTTCTTCCTTATATCTCCAGAGGTTTTTGGTTATGCCTTGTTTGATTAGTTCCACCACAGCTTGCTGTATTGCTGTCTTCACTGCTTTAGTATTAGCTTCATTTTGCGTCATACCAATTTCAGCTTCTACTGCTTTAGTTCCAGCATCTACGAATTTAAACAAAGTAACATCATTACCATAAGATAATATAGTCTTAGCTACTTCAACAGTCAAGACAACTTCTCCTGTTTCAGTAGAAGTGCCTCGTAATGCTATAACAACTTCATCTTTTCTGTATGTAACATCAGCGCCAATACCTAGATATCTTGCACCAGCACCGCCGGTAACAAGATTAGAGTCATAGCCAATTATACCACCCTGCAATATAAGACCAGCAAACAACATGGGCTTCAGCTTATTAGCATCTTTGCCCACATACTCATCACGGGTAGACTTCACTATCTGACGTTCTTTTGCAAGATCGTCAACTCTATTTCTTTCTACTACTGTGAACCATTCTCCTCTACCAGCGTCTTTAAGAGCGCCGATAAGAAGATTGCTTCCCCCTTGTGTCACAGCATTAGAAAAACTAGCTACATTGTCCTTGTCTTTTCTCTGACCAGTTAGATCAGGGAAATCATATACTGCTACTACCGCTTTTCTTTCAGGTGGCCGCATATCATATAATTCAGTCAGTTTTGTCCGATACTGTTGCGGATTCTCTGTCAGGTTATCGACAGGAAAATGAGCGCAACCACCGCACAAACTGATACATGCAATAATCATGCACAACGACTTTTTCATTAGAAACTAAACCCGCCAACTGGTATGGTAATACTTGTTATATTTCCAGAAGAATCAGTTATGTTCAATACGATTGTGTCACCAGTATTTGTGTATTGGATACTATTATCGTCTAAAGTAAATGATCCAGAAGCACCTTTACTTGAAAACAAATTCTGCGTCAATTGTTGAGCAATCTGAGAATAAATTCTAGACTGCAAATTGTTAACAAATCTATTCAAAATAGAGTTTTGATCTGCGAGAGCAACTGCTTTAAGAGCAGCATCAATCTTGTCTTGAATAGCCTGCCTACGGGTATGCTCTTGATTCTCAACAGTAAGCCATTGAGATCCAGCGTTTACCCCACTAAAAGAGGGATTTTTAAATTGATATACGAGTTCTCCGGCTAATACAACTTTCGTACAAAGTAATGATATAAGAAAGCCAGAGAGGATTGTTTTTGTTGTTTTCATGGTATGTCCACCTCCCTATGTCTCTATTTATAAGGAATAAAAAAAGCCGGGCTAACCATGGCCCAGCGCGAGTCTATTAGGTAACTACCCTTGTAACTACTTATACGTATATTAGCTGATCAAACGGAACTTTAGTGTTTCTTAGTGATTTTAAATCTAAACCATAACCGTCTATATACTCTGTCATGATACAATCTGGATGCCAAGAGTAATTTTGCACCCGTTTTAACAAATCGGTATCAATTAGAAATTTTTGAAAAGACTTCGAATTCATAAGACGATGTTTTGCTTTTGCACTCGTTGTTTTCCAAAACTCACTGTCTTCTTCAAGTTTGTTTTCTGAAATATATTGTAATGCAATAAGATTTTGATATTTTTCCATATGCTCATTATACATTCTGTTATGTTCTATATTCAAATAAGACAGTGGCAAATCTTCAGATACCTTTTGCAAAAATAATTCTGAAAAATTCATATACGTGTGCAAAGGCAATGCATTGGTTGGCTCAAGTAAAAACAATTTGTTTCCTAGATAAAGAATTCTACCTTCTAAATTTCTTTTTCTACGATACGGTTGCCAAGAAATTTTTGGCAAATTAGTTGTGTCTATACCGCCGCGAATTGCAGAAAATTTTGCACATGCTTCTTCTTCAGAAAGAAATTTGTTATTATAGAGATAGCCCCATGCTTTTCTTGTTGCAATAGGAATTCCAAACATCCAGCCATTATCATGATAATGCGCCGAAGTAAACATTTCTTCATAGTATTTAAACTCTGGCTGTATGACAACAGAGTTTACTGTTTCGAAAACATCTAGAGTATAGTCTTCACTCTGCAATTCTTCTTTTGTCGGATTACCCATACAATTAATAATAACATCAAAAGTATGTGCATGATCATTGCAATGTACAGTTACATTATTTTCTGTTTGATCTATAGATAGAATAGTATCTTGTATTTCTATAACATTTTTATATTTTGCAATTACTTCTTTAAATACCCATTTGCTCCACACCTGACTGTCAAATTGATATCCCGCAGCAGGTTGACACACATTAAATGTTGGCAGTCCAGTTCTTTTTTCATAAAAGTATCTAGTAGAGAATTTATAAGTTCCGCTAAATTCTTTACGTCTTCCATGTATGGAATCTCCTAGAACATCTTCCATAAGAGCAGGAATTCCAGAACTGGTGCTTTCTCCAACAGGAGCTATTGGAATTTTTGGATCATGTATAATAACTACATGAACATGATTCAAATCGTGCTTAACATTGTAATTGTGTACCCGCATTGCAGCAAGAAGAGCAACTGAAGCCGCACTGCCAGCACCAAGAATTCCTACTTTAAGCGGTTTCATAGATTATTCTTTTGATGTTTTTGGTGGTGGAAATGGAATTACATTGTTGATTTTTTTCTTCCGCTTAATGGCTTTCTTTTTAGCCTTAGCTATATCTATGATAACACTTTCTACAATGTCATCATAAAATTCTTCAATGTCAGTTTCATTCAATGGGTCATAACCACAAGACAACATGTCTATGGCTACAGGCAGAGGAACTAAATCTGCTTTAACAATACGGAGATAATAGAAATTAACTACGCCGTCTTTGACAACACATTCGTCTAAATTTTTTGCGTTATCAATTGTTTGCTTTGTATATTCAGCAATAGTTCTTGTATAGAACTCTTCTACAGCATCATCTTCAATATCAGACATTGTTCAGTTCCCTACACTGTAATCTCGTATTTAGTTTAATAACCCCAGTCGGATTCATTATCCTTTTCCTTATTAGAAAGTCGAGCAGCAAAAATCATCAGTGTGATAATTTCAGTAGGGGTTTGCCAACCGATAACACTATCTTTTTCTGAAATGGGATAAAAATTACCAGCAGGATCAATAATTGCAACCTCTGCCGTTGTTTCAGTAGAATACGTACCAACGCCCCACTGTACACTGATAGTGTAGCCGTTCGGATACGTAATCTGAAAACCTTTGTTTTCGTTACAATTAAAAACAGAATTGATATTACTCTTGGACATTAAGCAACCTCTTTAACGAAGCCCGTGGCATCTTTCTTAGCCTTGCCTTTAGCCTTAAGAGCAACAATATTCATATTGCCGTCAAGGAACCGCAGGTCGCTATCATCGCCGTCAATGACAGGGCGACCAAGGTACGAGATCGGGAAGTTCGGCGTACGGAACACAACTGCAACATTCATACCGTTTTCCAGAGCAATCTTGGCATTCTCCTGATTGTCTTCAGCCAGAGAGAAAGTCAGATGATAATTGCTAGGGATCTTGCGGCGATTGTGGCGCTTGGTGTAGTCATAGAACTGTACAGTAGGAAACAACTCCATGACGTTGGAGAAGCTTGTGCCCTCATAAGTCACAGCAACACGTTCCCAAGGAATGTCGCTGGTGCCGTTTAGGCGCACGGTAGGAATAAACCCTTGCTTCGCGGCAGACTTCACGAAAGCCGTAATCTCCTTGATCAACTGCGCCATGAACTGGTCACGGGCTTCGAAAAAGAACTTGGTCTTGGCAATACGTGCCTGTTGGACGTTAGAGAAAGCCCCACGACCAGCGGAGTAAAGACAAGCGGCGCGACAACCATCAGTAGCCATCGGACAGACTTCATAGCCAGAAATGTTAGCCGGGGCAAGGTACAGAATACCCGTCATGTAGCCTTGTTTTTGACCCTTGACTGTTTTCGTGTTTGTATCAATTCCGAGCAGTTTCATCGCTAACCTCATCTCAATTTCAATATAACTATATTAACAGGATGGTAGGTAGAGTCAAGAACTATCTTTTCAATAAAATCAATGACTTAGCCAAGCTGTTAAATTTTGTGAGTAAAATCAACAACTTAGCTCGAAAACTATCTTTTCAATGAAATCAATGACTTAGCCTAAACGACGGATTTGAAGCTGGATTTGTAGTCTTTCACCCTGCGATAGTACCGCAGCATGATGTTATCATTGTAATAGTCCATAGACTCCAGCACATTGCTCAACACTTGCTGGCGCAACTCATGATAATTCACATCGCCGCGAGATTCATGCAATGACAATATCTCTCTAGAGAAATTCTCTTTACCATGAAGTTCTATATCAGCAAGAAGTGTCTTTGAACTGCCGTAGTATTTTTGCCAGTCAGATTGTTTTCTGGTTATGACTCTATTCTTTTTGCCCGCAACTTTCTTTTTAGTTGTAGAATAGAAATACTTTCGACCGATGTACTTCTTGTTTGTTACTTTGTTTGTGATCAGATAAACGAAACCGAACCAATCGCCTACCATATCAGGTGTGAAGATTTCTCTGTCAAACACCCATGGGTTCGGATATGTCATCACTCGTCAAACAAATCTTCTTCAAAATCATCTTCTATGATAGAGTCATCAACTACATCGCTACCGCAAAAAGGACAATAAAGAATCTCATTTGAATTTAAGCTAGTGACAACTTTAAATTCTGCATCACATACTGTGCATGTGATCCACTCTCTGTCTCTCGTACTCATATGAAAATCTCCAATTTTCTGTATTTAAAATATCAGAGTATTTGTGTACGCCGATATTGCATTTATTTATTAATTGAACGCCGTCTGAACAACGGTATTCATTCTTATATATGATATCGGAAATCCCACATGAAATAATCATCTTAGCACACTCTATACACGGCGCATGTGTAACAAACATAACAGAGCCGTGTGCTGACTCTGTAGATGCTGCTAGTTTTAATATTGCATTAGCTTCTGCATGAATGACTTCTGGCTTTGTTCTACCGTCTTCGCCTTCGCAGCAATTGTCATAACCCGGCGGAGTGCCATTATAGCCCAAAGATAAAATGCGTCTATCTTTTACGATAACGCATCCTACTTGTAGTCGTTTTGCTCCTGATAAGATGGCTGTTAGTTCAGCTACATCCATAAAATATTCAACAAACTTTCTCTTCACTCGGCGGTCTCCATATAACATCATCATATTGAATTGCAGACACAAGGCCGTTCTTTACCATTGCGACAGATATATAAGCATCTAATAAAACTTTAGCTGTTGATCTAGAAATTGTTCCATCTAAAACCATTTTAATAATATCAGACGCTATCTTGGGATCAAGTGTCCATTTCATTAATGAAACTTTCAACTTCAACTATTGCGCGTTGCAAAGCTTGTAGCTCTACTCCCATGTCATGAATACCATGAGCATCTTTATTTTCTAAAAATACTTTAGCCATACTCCAACAAATCTTTTCTCTTTCTTTTAAAGATTTAATTCTTGTTAATATTTTTGACATTATAGGCTAAATCCTTTGAATGTGTTTTCATCTACGTCTAAATTAACACCGCCGACAACGTAAGAAGAGATTTCAGTTTCTTGAGGAGCAACTTGCACTTCAGAACCGCTAATCCATTTCTGAGTCCATGGTAAAGGATTAGAACCACTCTTGTATGAAGTATGTATACCTGCGGCACTCATACGCTTATGTCCAATCCAATCAATGTATTCACATAGCAATGTAGTGTTTAGGCCGATCATAGAGCCGTCTTTGAAGAGATACTCTGCCCATGCTTTCTCTTGTGAGATAACAGCATTGAACATATCTTCAACTTCTTTTGCACACTCTACTTTGATTTTCTCAAAGTCCGAATCGTCCTTTGGCAACAACTTTAAAATCTGTTGTGTTGCTGCAAGATGTACGTTCTCATCACGTGCAATGAACTTGATGATCTTAGCATTGCCTTCCATCTTTTTAAGTTCTGCGAAAGCCCAAGAGCAAGCAAACGAAACATAGAAACGAATACCTTCTAGAGCATTGACTGCGTTAATGCAGAGCCAAAGGGCTTTCTTGTTCTCATACAGATCATAGTTCTTAGTCTTAGTAAGAGAGTGAAGTGCAATCAAATCATCATAGTACTTGCTGATATCTTTAGCGCAATCTACAATCTCTTTGATGTTCAGCATATCATCAAATACTTTAGACGGATCAGCATACACATTACGAATGATGTGTG